GTAGCAGTACCTAGACCGATTGTATTAGATCCAATACCAGCAGTGTTAAGTCCGGCTACAGGAACTAAAACCTCATCATAAAAAGAAGTTGACATTCCAGAATGAATAACAGTTCCATAATGCCGAAAAATCCATCCCCGCTGATCTGCAAATGCATTATGTGGACTACGGTTTCTATCGGTTTCTTGTAGAAACTTTGGGATATTAAAGTTATTACCCGCAGTCTCAGTGGTTGTTGAAATACCCCAAAGTGCCATTGTTATTGCCGCTATTTTTGCTAGTAATTATTTAGTGTTGTTTGGAATTAACTTAATTCTGATGAAACTAACAAGAAAATCATCAACATCATTATCAGTGCTCTTCGCGTATTTAGAAAGAAGATGAATAACAAACTCTTTGACTCTGGGTGAATTCCAGAAGTGGTCAATGATAGTTTCGGCTAGTAACAACAATAGATTGAATTTCATTCTTATTCTCCGATGAAACGACGAAGATCCGAAAAAGATAATCCTTCTTTCATTTCTTTCGGTAATGAGCTACGTTTTGTTTTGGCGAATTTGCGAATTTCTTTTTCGGGTAGTGATCCCACAAGATCTTTAACATCTTTACTGACTTCACTTTTCGGCTTCTGTCCTCTTTGAACTGCAAGAGCTAGACCAAAAAGTTTTTGCTGTTGTTGTGAAACCGCTTTTTCTTCTAAAGAATCTAACTGTTCATAAAGATCCTGTAATGTAATCTCAGAGAGATCATACCCTTCATTTTCAAGATATTCAATATATTCTTTTAGATGAGCGGTTCCTTTTTTAAGAAATGATGTGGCAGTAGCGGCGGCACCTTTACCGATTTGATGCATTAAACCTTTGCCTTCCTTCTTAGATTGCATTGCTGCCTTATGACCCTCCCAGGCCGAAAGTGCTCCTCTGGCTAGAGTGTTTGCAACGGATTTGGCGACTGCTTTTTTGGTTTCGGGGGAGTTGGCCTTCTGAAGAACTTGTTGGGCACCACGGATGATTCTTTCTTGTCCAGGTGGACGAGTTCTTTTTTCTTGCTCCACTTTGGCAATTTTTACTGCAGCTTTTCTGGGCGCGGATTTTTTGGCTTTTTCTTTTGCTTCAATACTCGCTTTCACTTCTTCATAAGATGGACCACCTTTTCTCTTTTTAGCTGCTCTAGCTTCTAGAAGAACTGCTTCTTCCATAATATCAATAACCCATTCACAAAACTCTTCATCACCTAACTCTTCCATAACAACTTCAACACCTTCTTCATTAAGACCTAGATTAATAAAATATTCTGCGGCTACTTCAGACATTTCATTGATGTCAACTGTTGATACTACTTCTCCTCCCATAGATTCAACTTCTTCTCTAAAATTTACAGTTGGATTAATAGTAACAACCCGCTTACCGCTTTTATTTTTAGCGTAGTTATCAACGTTTTTGGCTTCAATTTTTTTAGTATTATTATCTTCAATGGCGGCAGCAATATCTTCAGAAACCGTTGATCTCCAATCATAAAAAGATTCAGGTTCAGGAATAAATTCTTCTTTCATTTTACGGGCATTAATAACAGCACCTCTAATTTTTCTACGCTTTAAAAGATACTTGTCCGATGTGGTATTACTCTTACCATCATTATCAATATCTGAATCTTCTTTTCCTACGGAATCTAGAGCCTCAATAAAATGTTTTTTATTCATCTGATATAAACACTATTTTGATTATTTAGATTTTTTAGTTGGCTTTATGAAGTTATCTATTTTCTTTAGTCCCATAAGACGCATTACATATTTCAATCTTTCTGAAGTTCCCATTTCTTTTTCTTTATATGTTGTTCCTTGATTATCAGTCCATTCTGAAATATCTTCAATCCAAGGCTTGAACATGAGATCCAATTTTTCATTCACACAAATTACATAATTGGGTCCACGTCTTTTGATTTCACCTACAATTCCAGTTGATCTGCTTTCAACTAAATCTCCGACGTTAAAGATTTTTCCTTTATAATAATTTTCTCTGAGATTCTTATAGTCTAATTCGGGTGCCACTTTCCACATCTCTTTAACAGTTGTTTTCTCATAATAACGCTGAACCGCATAGAAGAGATTTCTTTTCTCCTTTTCTTGCATCTTGGGTGGAAGACCTGTTCTGAATTTAAAATACTCATTACTGATGGCAGCTTTTCTTAATGCACCAGAGGACTGAACATCTGAAGAATCACTATCGGGATCCTTTAATCCAGCGGGAATAACTTCAATATTTTCAAACTCATAAAGATTACCGTTATATTGATTTGCGAGACGATCAAATTCAGATTCTCTTTGTGAGCCAACCACAATTTGAACTTCATTATAACCTTCTTCACTAAGAAGAGTAAGAACGTCAAAGATAGTTTCCATATCCTGATCGTTCATAATATCATCAGCGAAATCGGGATACGCTAATCGCATATAGCGAATCTTATTCTTCACATCAAGTGGATTTTGATCATTCTGAATTCTTGAAGGATAAATTCTCAGTTCAGAACCACCGGCTATTTCTCTTGCTTTTTTAAGAAGAAGTAGATGTCCCGCTGTTGGTGGATTAAACTTACCAAAAACTACCGTTATAGATTTTGGTTTATCAATATCTTTAACGGGTTCTTCTTTTTTCTGTTTTTTGGGTTTCGGTAGTGGCTGAGGTTTTTTTGGTTTAGGTGTAGTTCTTTGTCCCGCTGTTATTGGTTTACCTTTCGGTTCTGGTTCAGGCTCACTCTTTTTGGGTGTTTGTGGTTTAATAAAAACCAGTCTATCTTTTTCTGTCTTTGCAACAACCAACCCCTGTCTATTCAGCCATTCACCATGACCATTAGAAACCAATCCACTTCTTTGTGCTTGCTCGGCGGCTTTACCACCACGAGCTTCAGATAAAAATTGTCTAAACGATTTCATCATAAATTATCCGAGAGATCTACCTGTTCCTCTAAGTCTTCTACGTGTTGGATCAATAGTGCTTCCTGCTGGAGTTGGACTATCGGTGCCTGAACCAGTGGCACCTTGCTGATAACGTCCAGTGATTCTCTGTCTACCACGACCACCATAATTCTTCTCAGTTGCACCGACAGCCTTAATGGGTTCACGTCTACCAGTTTCTCTATTATAATAAGTTGGTGATAATCCACCGACTAACTCATCACCCATTTGAGAAGCTCTTGATTGTGCTCTGGTTTCACCTGATGGTCTTGCTCTTTCACCAGAAGAAGGTGTTTGTGGTGTTGATCCATATCTAGCCTTTTTGGCTTTCTCTGCACCAGCTCTAATTGATGCTTGTAATTTAGCTTTCTCTTCTGGAGACTTTTGTGTGCTTCTGAGTGATGTACTTCTAAAAGCCGATCGCTCTTCCGGTGACATTTTTTCTTCAGGAGAAGCCTTAGCTTTAGGAGTGGAAATATTAGCTGAAGATACACCTTGAATGGATGCAAGTGAGCTTCTAGCACCACTCGCATTTTTGATCTGTTGTATAATCTGAGTCAATGTATTTTTAGCAGTCGTATCATTTGGATTTCTAATAAGACGATTTTGATAATCTCTCTGTTTAGCTCTTAATCCAGAAAGATCTGAACTGAGCTGTGAAACGTTTTTATCTCTATTACTATCGGTCGCTTCAATAATACTTTCATACCAATGATCACTCATAGATGTAATAATAACTTCGGCACCATCAACAGTATCGGTGAATCCTTCATCAATAAGATATTCAATAACAGAATCTAATTCTTCTTTGATGCCCTTTTTCTTCTTGACTCCTCTGGTCGTAAAATGTTTAAGCATTCTAGCTGGCTCATCACCATCAGCTCTTTCTGTTCGCGCATCAGAGCGATCAATGGACTTTGTTAGAAGCTTATCAGATTTACCTTCGCTATAGATTTGTTGATATGATTCATACAATCCATTATAGCCCCGATATTCCATTTGAATAAACTTAATAGTTGAATTATTTAGACATTAAAAAAGCCCATTACGGGCTATCTTCTTCAATTTTACATTCATATTCAAGAGAAAAAGCTCCTTCGCCGATATTTTTAACAATTGAAGAACTCCATTTTTCATCTAATTCTGGATAATCTTTCCAGTTAGATTCAAAAGCAACAAAATTGTTATTCGCCCTAGAACTTTCTAACCACAATTTATTAAAGTAATGATTTTTATTAGTAGAAGAAATGGTGCTCAAAATTAAAATTCTTTGGTCATTTTGGCAAGTCATAAGGGGAAGAAACACTTTCCAAAAATCATTATATTCTTTAAGTCCTTTTAGATCAACAGCTTCTGATGAATTTTTTTGTTTATCATCTAAAAGAAATACTTTACCCCCAAATAAAAATGCATACTCGTCAAGAAGAATAGTATCATAAGTTTTTCCACAAAAAGAGCGAACTGTTATTACATCAACATATGAACCCTTTTCTAATTGAAATTGTTCTTTATTATCTTTTACAATTTTAAAGGTCATCCAATCAGGAAGACAGCTATAATATAATTTTATAGTATCCAAAATTTGTCTAGATTGTTCTTTTTTATATGATAATATTCCGATTGTTTTGGGTTCACCAAACACCAATTCATGTAAAATTGCAACTATACCACACACCGTTTTCCCAGATTGCCTCATCAATTTACCAATAACATAATTGTTATTTTGTATAACCCTAAGTAATTCTTTTTGATGAGGATATGGGTTAAATCTCACCGCTCCCGAAAAAACGTTATTGATCGTTACATATTTTTCCGCAAAATAAACAATATCATCTTTACATTTTTGTAGTTCTTGTAAATGATAATCTGTCAATTGTGTTACTTCACCTTTTAACTCTCTCACGCACTCTCTGAGAAGACTGATTCTCTCCGGTACATAATCTTTTGAATAACCGGAAATCTCTCTTTCTAAGACTTCAACAACATATTCTAGTTGTTTATCATTCATAGATCATCCTCCTTAATAAAAATACCATCAACCATTCTACCTTTGCGATCTTTAATCTCGTTCCATGCAAGATCAATACAATCTTCAATGTTCATACCACATTGTTTTGCAAGAATAGTAAGAACAACAACGGCATCACCAATACCATCAGCAATAAGATCATTCTTGCCTTTATTTACACCTGTTGCAAGCTCACCTAGTTCTTCTACGAGTTTTGAGATTTGATTGATTGGCTTACTACCTTCAATAAGATTGCGAGCATCAGCCCATCCACGAATGTTGTCAAATTGTACGTTTGTCATAATGGTTTTAATCAAAGTTGAATTTTTTGAATTTTGCTGTTGATGATTGTGGTTGTTGTTCAATCGGAGCATCTTCTGGTAGCTCACCTTGTTCAACATCATACAATCTCATTTTTGTATAATCAATACCAACAACGAATCTTGTTAGTTTGCTTTTTTGATTATATCGGTTTTTAATTTGTTTGAACATATACTGTCCAAGTTGCTCTAATTCCTCATTGGAGATAATAGCAACAAGAAAATCGGATACGTGACCAATTTTGGCAGATTCACTAATACCAGCTAGAGTTGGATCATTATTGGCTTGTTGATCTCTATTTGATTGAATCGCCGACCAAATTGGAACATCGTATTCTTTTGCTAAACCTCTTACCTCTTCTGCAATAGATCCGACATACTCATAAGAGTTCGCCATACCCTTACGATAACGAGAAGACGCACAAATAGACAGATAGTCAATAATAATAATATCGGGAACGAACTTTTTCTTTAAATTAAGCTCATTCAAAAGAGATCTAAAATTATTAACCGATGCGCCACCTGTCGGATATTCTTTGATGATCAATTTACCATTCAATCTGTTTTGAAGAGTTTTTATTTTATCATCAAAGACTTTTTTTGATACTTTTTCAATGTGATCAATATTCACATCAAGAAGATTAGCATCAATTCGTTTTGCGATTTCCTCTTCTGACATCTCAAGAGTTATGTAGAGTACGTTCTTACCTTGTTTAAGATAAGAAGATGCAAAACTACAAAGACAAATAGATTTACCTGCATTAGTGGTTCCCATAATCATATTGAGAGTTTTACTCTTCACTCCACCTTTTGTGATGATGTTAAGTCTCTCAATTTCAAAAGAAATTTTTGACTCTACATCGTGATAATATTCAAAACGGTCATCACTGTTTTCAAAATAATCATGTCCGATATTACTATCAAAAGAAACAGATAAGGCTTCTTGTAAAATTGCCGGGATTGCATCACGAGTTCTTTTTTCATCTTCACCATTTGCGATATGGATAGAATCCATAAGAGCTAGGTAAACAGCTCTATCTTTACACCATCTTTCTGTTGTTGAAATTAACCAATCTTCGGTTACTAATTCTGGTTCAAATGATGTGATAAGCTGATTTATTTCTTTAAACGAACTCTCATTAAGATCAGTTCGTCTTGCTATCTCAATTTCTAATGCGTCCTTAGACGGTAGCTTATTGTATTCACCTACGAATGTTATGATCTCATCAAACAATATTCTTTGTGAATAATCCTGAAAGTATTCAGGCTTAAGAAAAGGAAGAACTTTTCGGGTATAGTCTTCATTAAATATTAAATTTTTCAATACTAAAAGTTCTACTTTATCATTCATTCCACTTTAATACCAAAATATTCATTTAACAGATTATCACTAAATCTCACCTTTTTATCTTTATTTTGTTCATAATATTTCACAATATCATCAAAAGATGATGCAGCAAATCTGTCACACTTTTGGTCTATAATAAATTCTTTCCCCACTTCCAGATCTACTCCCAATAATGAAGCATCTTTACTGACTTCTTCAGTAACTTTGATCGTTCTTTCATCTGTGGGATAAAGAACAAAAATTAAACATGGGTATTGTAAATGGTCCATAATTATTTGTAATGTAGATACGTTGTTAAAATATACTTATCGTTACTAACAGGGCAACAACCTTTATGTGGAAATAACCAGAGTGGAGGAAAGACAACTAATCTTCCACATTTAGGAGTAATAGTAAGACCTTCAAAGAGTGTTTCTCCACCTTTTTCTACATCATTGAGATAGAACATAAAAGAAAGAAATCTTCTTGCTGATTCGTGATTTCTCACGTCTACATGAGTATCAAACAGATCTTCTCCATTATTTCTATACTTTTTGATTCTATAATACTCAAAGTTATGTTTATCTGGAAAGACTCGTTCATCTACAAACTCATAATAAAGATTGCGATATTCAAAAGTCTTTGAGATAAGAATATCGTGAAGAGATTTAATGTCTTCACTTACCGTTGTATTCTCAGTAAGATTCAGTTGAGTGAAAGAGGGTCTTTTGTTGTCATCAATAACTTCTTGTTTCTCTGGAAGAGATTCAAAAATGTTTATGAGAGCTTGACATTGAGTTGGATCTAGAACATTATCATAAATCTCAACAAAATCATTCAGAAAGATCTTCGGGGTCTTCTGTTTCTTCGGTTTTCGCGGACTTACCGTATTGGAACTTCGTTTTGGCATATTCGTCTATTCTCTCTAACAAATCTTGTGTGAAATACTCTTCCGGTGAAGCGAGAATCTGTCTTTTACCTAGCTTCTTACCTTGAATCTCATAACGATTTCCGACTCTAGGAATAATTCCACCTTCTTCGGCCAGTTCAATCAAACCATAATAACGATCTAATCCTCGCTCATCGTAAAACAGCCGCACTTCCACATCTTGATTCTCTTTACTAAAACGAGATTTTCTGGTTTTGAATCTTAGAATAACACCCGCAACTTCGGTTCCTACTTTTTCTTTTGATTTAGAAATTTCTAGAATCGTTGATGCTGAATATTTAAGAGCTGATCCACCACTAAGTTCCTTTGTGGAATATAATGACATCTGATCATAAACGTGATTATTGACAATCAATGGAATATTAGCTTCACCTAATTTGATCGTCAACATTCTAAATGCACCCTTAAGAAGCGCGGCCTTGGTCATATCTCTTGTGTCTTTTTCTGCAAGAGTGTCATTAATTTCCTTATTGGTTGATAACATCCCAAGAGAGTCTAGAACAAAAAGACAGGGCTTTCTATCTTTCTCTGCTAGTTTCATATAGGCATCAACGGCCTTAAGAGTCTTCATTCTGAATTGCTCTACCGTTGCAACCTTATCAACAACAATAACTCTATTGACATCAATTTTACGTTCACCTAACATTTTTTTAGTGATCGCAGATTCTGTATCAAAATAGATACAAAAACCTTCTGGATTTTTTTCTAGAAAATTTCTAACAACCGATAAGGCGATATAGGTTTTTCCGCTTGCTTCTGGTGCAGCAAGACAAGTAATCTTGTTTTGGGAAAGACCACCAAAGATACTACCTGAGGTTAATGCATTTAGAATATAAGACCCAGTGTCAATGAAGGTCTCATTTTCAACAATATCGGAAGCCACACTGGCGTATTCAGCTCCGATTTCTTTAATAATACTCTTTAAAAGATCCATAAATTTTTAATTGAATAAGTCGTCTAGGGTATAAGATTTTTCAGTTCTCCATCCAATAACATCCAAGATTTTCTTAAGTGGATTGATGAATGATAATTCAAACTGAAGCTGATAATTTACATATTTTTCAAGTCCAAGCTCTTTGGGGAATTTTTGAACAAAACCGATAACATCTTCTCTTATGGGATTCGGTAATCTCAAATAACAGAATTTAAGATTTTCACCGTTTTTAATGACTGGATATTTGTTTAGAAGATTCTTTTCTTGTAATAGTTTGTTGTATAGAATCGCGGCTCTGGCTTGAATGGGAGTTCCCTTGATGTATGTAGTCAGAGGACTTGACCACTTATCAATATCGCTAACTCTTCTTGGTGATGCAATCTCCTCAGGTGAAAGACTGAAGAACTCTTTTCTGAACTCCTGAATAAAATCAATAAGATCATCCTCGTTCTTATTCATAATGCAATCAATAGCCTTTCTCACTCGTTCACGGCAGATAGCGGGAACTGAGGTTTTAACTGCCTCAATGCCACTGATTTTAATCTTTGGTTCTGAATAGCGAACACCTTCATTATCCCATACATTAAGAATATAGTTCTTTTTAGCTTTCCATAATCCAGATGAGCAGATTTTTTCTCTCTTCATATGCAGATGATTTTCAAATGCATTCGTAGTTTCTGAAAGATCACTAAAGATATTTTGAATTACTTT